CAGCCTTGGCCAATAGGTACAGTGTGCGTAGCTGCGGAAACCTGGTTATACGATTTCCTAGATTGTACACGGTGTTGGTGGATAGTCCTGACCTATGTGCTAGACCTATCCATGTGAGTCCTTCCATGTAGGCTTTGTCAAACACGTCATCCGTAATGCGCATCAAAAACTTTTCATAGTCATTCATAATTGCTCCTTGTAAAAAGTGGTTATACCCCCAGTTAAAGTTTTATCATTTTAGTGATCTGATATAAGCCTCACGGTCGAATGGTTCTGCTTTCTTTAGCACAAGCACTGTATTCATACTACCGTTCACAGCAGTGTAAGTGGTGGTTCCTGTGATCTCAACAGGCTCCATAACACTGTGTATTGAATTATCAGTTCGCCCTTCAGTTGGAAAGCCGGACAACATTACAATTCTTCTGTCTCTGTCTTGCGATCCAACCGCTGAAACCAACATCTTATCTTTATCGATTATCTGGATTATTTTTACATTGCTTCCTATCAATCCAGTGTCTCCTGGTCGCCATCGTATGGGGTTATTAGGCAGAAAGGTTGTAGGGATAGGAATAAACGGAGGATCGTTGACTATAAAATTCCTCAGTTTTTCTCTTGTCTCTTTTAATACAGCCTTTCTCTGTTGTATATACTCTTTTCCGGCTGGAGACCTAAGCGGCACCTGCGTTGTGTTTGGCATTCCTCGACTATCAACAGAATAACGACCATCAGCATCGGGACCACCACCAATAGTGAAGTTTCCACTTCTAAGCATGGCTGCAAAATCTCGCTGTTGGCCTGCAATCTCTTGTTTAAGTTGATTAACCCTTTCTTTCCATTGCTTGATGAATTGGGTGCGATAGGGTTCCTTAAAATCATTGTAAGCGGCAGCCCCTGTCTTCCTTTTTTCTTGCCCCTTTTCTTCTTCTTTTGCTATTGCGTTGGGTACTATACCCAGGAGAAATACAAGCAAGAGAAACAAGCCTCTGTGTGTTGAGTAGCTCATAATTTTACCTCTGGTTTTATTGAGTATTCTGCCAAAAGTGGCTCTAACTGAAAAGCGATGTTCATATCCCAGCAATTCAGTCTTTGATTACTGGTATCTACGATGGCTACAAGCTTCCAATAAGGAAACAGCCACCAATAGTCCAAACGATAAATCTTTAGTAGATAGGCTGGGCAAATCTCCCAGCCACAATCTACAACCTTCCACTGATGTCCTAGAGAATCTTGTAAGTATTTTGCTAGAGACATTTCCATATTTATACCTCTACGGTTAAGCTGAAATTACAGCCAGCACAGTGACTCACCGATGAGCCAGAATACTAGGCAGACGATCAAGAGAATCCAGGTCTTTCCTGCTTCTGACAATTTCATTTTATTCACCCCCCTTCTTCTATTTTAAATTATGATACCCAAACCAATTCTTCTATTGCTCTGGTAATCGCCACATACTTGAGATTCATTTCCTGCTCTCTACCCCAAGGAGTCTTGGACATAGGATGAGGCATGGGTGCCTCCTCTGGAGTGAGGATGAACACTCGCTTTGCCTCTAGCCCCTTGGACTTATGCACGCTGCTGAGCATAATTCCAAGGGTGGTCTTATCATCCGTGAAGACCTTTTCGATTGAGAAGATAACATCATCCACTGAGTCAGCCCCCTCCGTAAAGCAGATGAGACAGTCAAACCTATCTTGTAGATTGATGAGCTTCTGCTCGTTGGGGTTACGTTTAGCTGACTCCTTACTCTTCTCTTGATACAACCAATCGCTGAGTTGCTGGTGTAGGTGGATGATAGACTGTTCTCTACCTGTTCCAGCTGCCTCTTCTTTGGCCATAACTTTCTTTACAGTCTTGATCAATCCCTGACCTACATCCCTTCCCTGGATATTGGCTTTCTTTCCGCTGCGTAAAAACTTGAAGCACTCGCTTACAAGTGGGGCGTTGCAACGGCAGAGAATCATGTCACCGTCTTTGACGAAGGGACGGTAGCCCATGTCTACCGTGCAACGGCAATCCTGGCAGTGAGGTAGGGTCTTAGAGCGGTTGGGGTCTAAACATTCAGGGGGAGTTGACTCATCAACTACAATATGAACTTTATCTGACCCCTTTAGGGATGAGCGGCTGATTTTTCCCATAGGATTCGATTCATGAGCTTCAAAGTCAGGAACGATCTTTCTGGCCTCCTCAACGATGGCCTTACCACAACGTCGGGTGACGGTTAGGGGCAGCACTTTGCACCCTCTTTCTGTTGCCCCCAGAATCTTCTCCATGTTGGGGATGGAGTTGCAATCTGCTCCGGCAAAGCCATAGATACTTTGAAATCTATCTCCACAGCCTATGATCCTACGTCCTGCCATGATAGCTAGTCGCTGTTGGCAGGGGTTAAAATCCTGCAATTCATCACAGAGCAATAAGTCATATTTGTAGACATTCAATCCCAAGATAACAGGCAGCCAGATCATGTCGTTGAAGTCTATACAACCGTCGCGGGCGACATCCTTGCAGCGTTCTAATACTCTTGGGACTAAATCAAATACTTCCTGGCTGTTGCCATTCATGTCAACGTCGTAATGGGCAGCAAGTCTAGCTAGATCGTTCTCCATGATATCATGAACGGCTAAGCCGGATGAATGAAGTTCATCAATCCCAACCAAGTTCATCTTGCAGAGGCCAACCAACTCTTCAGTGGCCTTGATCACCTCCGGCTTAGTGCGTCGTAGCTCGCGTATGTCCTTGCCCAGGATTTCTGAGATGATATCCTGAACTCGATAGCTGTTGACGTTCACGCGGTTGAATGCCTTTTGTACTGCCTTGAATCCCATACTGTGCATGGTCATGGCATCGCAGCCCTGGGGAACACGCGACTGTAGTTCAGTAGCGATGCTCTTGTTGAAGGCCACAAAACAAATTGTTCGTGCTCTTCCCTTGCTCAGTGACATTGCCTCCCAGACTTTCTCCTGCTGGAGGCTAGGGGTTAAGGTGCCCAGGATTCCTTTGATCAACTTCAAGCCCTCTATGAGGGTCGTAGTTTTACCCGTGCCTGCACGAGCTTCGACAATCAGATGTGGGGAATTATCCACCCCACTATCCTTAGCAGCACGAAGCCTCTCGGCCAGCTTTTGCTGCTTCTCCCCGTACGTTTTGGGTGGAGAGGCAAATTCCATCTTTGCTTGAACTTCTTTTTGGGGTTTCTCCTTCTCCCTCTTCTCCTTGCGCTGGCATATAGGGCACTGGCCTAATTTCAGCGTGCTGGGTGTGCACAGTTGGTAGCAAACGGAACAGCGTTTGCGTCTAGCTGCTTTCTTTTGTTTAGTGGACATAAAATTCGCTCCTTGTTTGTGTTGGTTATTGTACTTTGATCACCACACCATCTTTCATGGTAGCCCGCGCATACCAAGTGTGCGGTTTTGGATAATGAGGGCCTTCAACTGACTCCCTTCCGTTTACTGCTGGAGTGCCTAGCCCTGGTGCGAACAGGGTTATTCGCTGTCCAGAGGCTACAGCTTCCTTGAATGCCTTCTTGGTTTTGAAGTCTACTGAAGTGTACATTTATGTTGTACTCCTTTGTTTGATGGACAGGAATTCGGTAACTAGACGATCCTTGTCCCAAACTCTCTCCATGACTAATTTTCTGGCCTCTAACTCGCTTTGGGCAATAACCCTATCATCAATAGGGTAGTCCATGAGGCCATTGTTTTTGTCGTGAAAGCCCCTCACTAAAACTGAGACATCGTATCTGGGCATAATACATTTATCCTTTCATGTAATTTGATGTTAAGCCGATTTGCTACGCTTGGGTTGCTCTTTACTGAGGTATCGTAGCCAGACTACACGGGTAGTTCCGCAGCCTTGAAATCCTTGATCAACCATTGCCTTGACTGCTCCTTTGTTTCGTTCAACTATCCTCCCTCTCCAAGGTTCCAAGGCAGGGTCATCAACCCAGACGTGATCGCCAACTTGATATTCTCCCAGTGGGCTTTTCTTGGGAATAGGAAGCTTGGCCTTCTTCTTTGGATTAGGGCTAGCTACCACTTTTGGTTCTGGAGATTTGACTTTAGAAGTAGGCACTTCCAAACTGAGATCATCATATTCAACTTCCCACCGCTCTCCCTTGGCCGTGCGCACGAATACGTGGCATTCACCATCGTCGCAGTCCCAGGGATCGCCCTCTATCTGTCCCAGATAGTGTTCGCCGTCTTCATCTCGCACCCAGGCTATGTCTCCTGCCGCCCAGTTAAGTCCTGCCCGTTTAGGCCGGAAAGATACAGTAGACTGAGAGTTGATAACAGGTTTGACTGTAGCTTTCTTTGCTCCCCGCAGTTTGGCAGTCTTAGCAGCAATTTCCGCAGGGGTAGGGTCACTAGCTGCAATTCCTTCCTCATCAGCAGTAGATGGGTCACCCAGGTCGATACCCCCTACAGAAGGATGGTAAGTCAGGTGTCGCACACCTTCCTTATCCTCCATGTATTGCAACTTGAGACTGCTATCCGTGATGGGTTTGCCCTGCGAGTAGGCTATCCAAGCATTGGATATAATTGCCCAACGTTCTGCCATACTTAACCCACCCTCCTCTATAGAGTGAGCTATCATGCTGCGAACTGCCGAGGTTTCTTTCCCTCTAGCGGCCAACAGGACAAAGAAATTGCAGGCCTTGTCCCAATTGTCCCAATTTAGAAGGGACTCGTCTCGATGCGCTGCCTTGCGATATTCTTCGGGCTCTGTATCTGAGGAGCCCATGAGGTAGAGCAGGCCGGCAGCATAACCGGGATTAAGGTAAGTTCCTGCAATTTTCTTGCTCTTACCATCCTCCTCATAGATATGCTTTGCCGCCTCGATGATCTTGTTGTGACGAGCAAGAAAGTCCATGCTCTCCGCGTGTGTCTTACGTGGAGCAAAAGCGTCTAGCTTAGCTCCGGTGCGGTGCCACAACAGCGTAATGGCATTGTCGATCAGGCGGGCTATAGCCCGTCCCTCACCTTCGGGCAGCTTGGCGAAGTATTCGCTGCGGCCGATCACGTCGACTAGACTGCGGGGCTTGCAGGTGTCCATCGTGTTAACGGTTTGGTCGCCTTCGTCGATTCCGCTCACCACCACTTTGTCTATGGTTGGTGAGGTCTTCCAGTATTCCTCCCACCGTTCTTTGTCGGACTCCCATTCTTGATGAGCGAGAATAAGGGCTAGTAGTGTGTGCTGCCCATTGAGCAGTAATCCCGTTTTACCCACGATGATAGGTTCACCGTTGAGTATCCAACGTCTCCGCAGAATCTCCTGTTTGAGGGTGAGCACCACACTGGCATAGATGGTGCGATTGATGGTATTATTGCGACAGACAACTTTCTTCTTCGTCAATGAATAAACCTCTTTGCTGTACTTCAATTCTCCCTCCGCCACTTCCTCCCAACCAAGTAGCTCCTTGGCGTCGTCAACCGTTATGGCAGTATCGCCGGCACAGACGTTCGCGAGCACTTCTTTGTAAAGCACCTCACGAATTTCTGTTGGTGGTTGACTCTTCTTGGTTGCCTTCTTTACTGACTTCTTTTTCAACTTTGGCATCATTCCAGTCCTTGTATAAAAGATAGTTGTTATAATCCCGTACTGTACGGGCTATTAGGGGATGAGGAGCATCTTCCCCCACAAGTTCGAACGGTACTCAGTCTATAACAACTGGCCAATAATAAGGTAGTCTTCCCTTCTCATTAGGGACAGCAGGTTGTTCTGACCATCCAAATTTTGAATACCAATTATAGTCCTTATACAACAAAGCAGCACGATGACTACTATGCAAACTCTCGTTGCCCAACCATGGCGGTTCCCAAAAGTAGTCGTCATCAGTAGTGTCTGCGAACAACACTACCTTGTCTGCCAATTCGTGGTACCAGTCTCGGTTGTAGTAGTCCAAGCCTCTTCGCTTTAGTTCATTAACGCCGTACAAAGCGTACTGGGCCAATGTTGGAATGTAATCCGCCCACATCTTGCTTACTGGGTGGTTTGGCCAACTACCGCGGATTATTGTCAGGCATTCTCTATAAACTTGGTTTCCAAGTCGTTTGGGGTCCAAGCAACAAACTGATTGCTTCAGATCAGGATAGGGTAAAAAGACTTGCATGTTTATGTTTCCTGTGTTGGAAGATGTAATGGCTTATCTCATCAGCAATATAGTAGCCAGCTATATTGAACGATCCCACCGTTCGGCCAGATCGTTTCGACGTGAGCAATAAATTACATCCCGTAATAGTTGCTCACCTTTAGAAGGTGCTATTTTGTAGCACTCATTTTATTGAGAAGCCAGTTGACTCCGATACCAGGTATTTTTCGCGGTCGCTACTTTCCTAGTGGTCGGTTGGTTGAATCCAATTCTTTTACCTGATCACCTCTGCCGTTCGGCGTCATTGGCTTTCAGGCTACTCCGTGCCAACCAGCTTACGCTGCTGAAAGACTATTATAAATAGTCGCCGGAGAAAAATAAATAGCCCCTGGAAAAGCAAAATGAAAAATTTTCGCAAGTTCTTATACTATATATACTTATATACTATATAGTATAGTAGTAAGTAGCCTCTCCCGTAGGGTATTATAATCTATTTTTTACTTACGTAAATAGGGTACGAAAAATTATTTTTCGGGCCGAAAAACCGGGTTTCTCCTCCGGTTTATAATAGGGGCCATCGAAAGGAGGTCACATGAAAAAACAAGTAAGGTATCCCTGGCAGCGATGGCTCAGTCGTCGCAACAAGCTAGTGCTAGTGCGTGGGAGGGATTATCGCTGTCAGCCTCACAGCATGGCGCAGCAGTGCCGCAACGCAGCTTTGGAGTTAGGGGTAAGGCTTAGCATTCATATAGATGGTGGCACACTAACGATTACCAATAGGGGGAAGTTATGAGACCAGCAGCCGTGACAAAACTGATTAGACTCCTCAAAGGAGGAGCGAGTGGTGCTGGCATAAGTAGCGGTCAATGCCACCAAATGCTTGAGGATTTGAAGGAGGAAAACGACCCAAGCAAACCACCGTTGACTAACGACTATCCGAAACGGTGCAAGCACTGTAAGGTTGCGGTCGTCCATAAAAATAATACGTCGGGATTTTGCACGGAGTATGCTGTAACTCTACGTTGTAATGATAATTATCCATCCACTATTAAAGGTTAGCATGATGCCAAAAATAGTTCACCACACATCATTTCAATTTTATCTGGGCATTGACCCAGGTAAGAGTGGGGGTATTGCAGTAATAAATTCCGAAGACAGGAGCTGCTATGGGGTTTTGGCAACTAAGATGCCGGAAACCCCTGCTGATGTTTTAGACTATTTCCATTCTCTCAAAGATAATTTGCCGCCTAACTACTCTTACATTGCTGTGATAGAACAGGTAAGTGGATATATTGGAGAGGGGCAGCCAGGCAGTGCCATGTTCAAATTTGGGCAGGGAGTGGGCCATTTAGAGATGGCTTTACTGGCTTGTGGTATACCTTCTGAAGCTGTGCCTCCACGAAAGTGGCAAAAGGCTCTGGGTATATCCTCAAAGAAGAAAACTGAAAGCAAGGTTCAATGGAAGAACCGTTTGAAATCGGTGGCTCAACGTCTCTTTCCCTCTGAGAAGATCACCCTGGCGACGGCTGATGCTCTATTGATAGCAGAATACTGCAAACGAAAACATGAAGGAACTTTATAGTGGTCATGATAAAAACCAAACTGAATAGAAAACGATTCTCAATGTATGAGCAGCACGTTGCTAAGTGGAAAAATTGTCAGCAATGTTCGCTGAGTGAGTATCGTACTCAAGTTGTTCTAGCTCGAGGTAAAGTGCCTGCTGAGATTCTCTTCATCGGTGAAGCCCCAGGAGCGAGTGAGGATATCATAGGACAACCCTTTATTGGTCCAGCGGGCAGGCTGTTGGATCACATAATCGACCGGGCTGTGGATGCTCAGTACGATTATGCTCTCACTAATCTAGTGGGCTGTATTCCCAAGGATAGTGACAACGACAAGGGAGAACCACCGAAGGAAGCTATTCTGGCTTGTCGGGATAGACTATTGGAGTTCATTGAAATCTGCCAACCCAAACTTATCGTGAGTGTTGGGTTACTGTCTAAAAAGTTCACTCCAGGGGAAATTCGTCCTATTATCAGCATAACTCATCCGGCAGCTATTCTACGAATGGATGTATCTCAGCAGACTCTGGCTATTAAGCGCTGCGTCGTAACTATCGAGGACGCGATTTCTCTCTATTTATAATAGAGTATAATAAGGTTCTGGTTTACGCTATGTAGGCGTAATAATCCGATACACAGTTAATCTTTTTAACAAGGAGTGAATTATGCCACCCAAAAAATTGAAGGTAAAAGACAAGACTGAGAAATCTGCAGAGGTACGAACAGGTGTCCTCAATAAAAAGACAGCCGTCTTCAAAATTGTAGGTACATCTCCTTATGTACAAAGTGGTACAGTTAGAAAAGTTTATGACGATATTAAGGCAAAATAAGTCATATAAACTGTGTCAAATTGATTGTTAGATATGTCACGTAGTTAATCTTTTTAACGAGGAGCGAATTATGTCACCCAAAAAGTCAAGAGTAGAGAAGAGTAGTGATGAAAAAACTGTAGAGGTACAGATAAGTGCCCCCAACATAAAGATGGTAGTCTTCAAGATCATAGGCACGTCTCCCTACGTGCAAAACAAGTTCAGTCACAAGGCGATGGAGGAGATGAAGAATAAGCAAATTGCCGGTTCTACCGCCAAGACTGGCAAGCGCAAGCCGAAAGATTTTGAGTCTTGTTACCAGGAGGCTCTGTACAAGCCCAGCAAGGGGACTTGGCCCAATGGGGCCATCAAGGCCACGCACATAAAGTCGGCCATGGTAAATGCCTGTCGCAATGTGGACTTTAAGATGACGCAGGCCAAGCAGTGCGTCTTCGTCGAGGCAGACGGCTATGACAAGGACGAACTGTCACCGCTCGTCAAGATCACCAAGGGCAAGCCGAGACCCTTCGAGCAGGCCCTACGATGCGCTAACGGAAACCCTGACATCCGCGTCCGTCCCATCTGGGATGAGGGCTGGGAGGCCATCGTGAGAATCAGCTATGATGCTGACAAGTTCACCTTAGAGGACGTCACCAACCTTCTCATGCGTGCAGGCAGCCACGTCGGCATCGGAGAGGGTCGGCACGCCAGCCGATCCTGCGTGGGGCAGGGCTGGGGGGCGTTCAGAATCGCCTCCGGCGGATGATCAACTTGCTACGGCAGTTGAGTTTTGTTGGGTTTTGTTACGTTCGGTTGAATTTGGTTACGTTACGGCAGTTATGTTCGGTTTTGTTGGGTTGCGTTTAGTTAAGTTGCGTTTCGTTAAGTTACGTTTTGTTATGGCAGTTTTGTTGCATTGCGTTGAATTAAGTTGAGTTCAGTTGCATTCAGTTATGTTATGGCAGTTTTGTTCATCTACCTATAGGAGTGAATCATGGGTAAGAAGAAGTCCATCAAGGAGCTACGTGACGCCGAGCTGCTGGCCTTGAAAAAGCGAGGCCGGCTGAAGGCGGCGACGGTCGTGGAGTACGCCAAGAACCCGAAGACAGCTTTACATTCTGCTTTTGAGTGGGATGATGGTAAGGCCGCTCATCAGTATCGTCTCTGGCAGGCTGAGCATCTGATCGTCTCAGTCAGGATAATTGAGCCTAAGTCCAACACGTCTATTCAAGCGTTCGTCAGCTTGGGCTCAGACCGTAAGCTGCAGGGGGGTGGTTATCGTGACACCGTCTCTGTTCTCAGTGACAAACAACTACGAGAAGAGTTGCTCATGCAGGCATGGAGAGAGTTCAGATACTGGCAAGAAAAATACCAGTCTCTAGTTGAGTTGACGCCGATCTTTGCTGCTGCTGAATCTATCAAGTCAAGCAAGGTAGGTTAAAATGCCAACACTAAAACGTAAGACAAAAACACAACCTGTAATCTGGGAGGGGCCAGAAGGTAAGGGACCAAAGGGAGGAATCACTCAATCACTACTTAGCCACTGGTTGTGCTGTCGAGAACGGTTCCGCTTGATGGTAATTGAGGGTCTATGCCCAGCAAACACTTTCAATCACAAGATTGAATATGGGCAGATGTGGCATAAGTGTGAGGAGGCTCATGCCAAGGGAGCAATTGCTAATTGGGATGCTCCCCTAACCGATTACTGTCGCAACCTATGTCGTCAATATAAGTTGCAAGCTGAACAGATACAACATTGGTACAATGTCTGTAAGACTCAATTTCCTCTCTACGTCAAGTATTGGTCAAAGCACTCCAAGGGGAACAACCAAGCTCCCTTGATGCAGGAACAGACATTTGATGTTCCCTACAGCCTTCCTTCTGGTCGTGTGGTTAGACTAAGGGGTAAGTGGGACTTAGTTCACTTGCAAGGCAAGGGAAAAAACTCCGTTGTCTATCTGCAAGAAAACAAGACCAAGGGTGATATTGCTGAAGAGCAGTTGAAGCGGCAATTGGGATTCGATCTACAAACGATGATTTACCGTATAGCAATGGATCACTATCCAGCTAAGGAATGGCAAGAGAAGAAAATTGCTGGAGTACTCTACAATGTCGTGCGCAGACCGTTGAGTGGTGGTAAAGGGTCGATAAGAAAACATCAACCCACTAAAAACAATCCTGCTGGAGAGAGCGACGAGGAATTTTATAGCCGCCTGGGAGAGGTTATAATGGAAGACCCTGGTTACTACTTTATGCGATGGCAGGTGGAAATTACTCAGCAGGATATAAAGCGGTTTGAGCACGAATTCTTACACAACGCATTAGAAGAGTTGTGCAATTGGTGGCATTGGGTAGACAGCCCTGCCGGCCGCAAAGACCCATTCTTTGACCCCATTCACTGGCGATTGCCCTATGGAATCTACAATCCTCTCACGGAGGGCGGTTCATCTGAATTGGATGAGTATCTTGCTACTAAGAGTGAGTTGGGTTTGGTGAGAACCAAAGAACTATTCAAGGAACTAGTGTAATGCCCAAGATTCCAGCAAAGTTCAAAAAGAGATTACCAACTTCCAAACTTATTGAGGCTATCAAAGAGCTTGATCAATCCAAAAGACAGGTAGCAGCCTATAAACCAATTAGGGTAAGTACGCATAAAGTAGCTAATCAGTTGTTGGCTATCGAGGGAACTATTGAGGCTGTCAAGAAAATTCTTGATGAAGCTAAAAGACAGGTAGACGAAGTTTGGACTATTCTGTATACCAAGGGGATTACAGATAGAGGTCCAATCAGTGAAACAGATGATGACATCCCATTCTAGCAGGAACAATAATGCCTAAAGTAGTGAAGCAAAGCGTAAAAAAGAAATCAGCCAAACATACAACCAAGGCTACTGGTATACTCAGCAGAATTGTTGCAGTGGAGGATATGCCCAGCACAGGGATTAAAATGTGCTTGTATGGTAGAGGAAAGACGGGGAAGACCAGCGCCGCCTGCACCTTCCCCAAGCCGCTGCTGGTGATCGGAACTGAGAACGGGACCAAGTCAGTCAAGAAGGTAAAGGGGGTGAAGTTTTTTCCTCTGCTTGAGAGCAGTGAGATAGATGAATTGGCTGAAGCTATACCTGGTGAGTATGCCTCTGTTGTGTTGGACACGGCGGGGGGATTACAGGATATGATCATGAAGGAGATTCTAGGACTGGATGACATTCCTGTGGAGAAATCTTGGGGCATGGCTGTTCGGGAACAGTGGCAGAGTTGCGGGGTGCAAACCAAGGAAAGGCTGAGAAGACTATTAGACCTGGCTGACAAGCATGGGACTCATGTGGTCATAATCGCTCATGAACGTAACTTCAACGATGAGGGTGGTAGTGATTTGTTATTTCCTACTGTAGGGGCTGCTTTGACTCCCAGCACTGCCGGTTGGCTTAACGGGGCTTGCGACTATCTCTGCCAAACGTTCTTGCGGGAGCAAACCGTAAAAAAGGACGTGAAGGTGGCAGGTAAGAAAGGGGCAACGATGTTGCGTAAAACTGGTAAGGTGGAATACTGTTTGCGAGTAGGTCCGCATCCAGTTTACATGACAGGATTCAGACGGAGTCACAGTGAGGATGAGACAATGCCTGATGTGCTGGTCGATCCTGACTATGATAAGATTTGTGGTCTGATTGATTAACTATTTAACAATGGAGTGTGACTAATTATGTTAGTTTTGTCACGGAAAAAGACTGAAGAGATTTACATTGGAGATGACATTCGTATTACTGTAGTTAGCATTGGACACGAAACTGTAAGATTGGGTATTGAGGCTGCAAAAGAAATGCCCATCCATCGCAAGGAAGTCTACGATGCTATACAGAGAAACCAGAAAGATAAAGGAGGTATTGAGTAGTCTACTGTTGAGAAGATTGTATCTATTGTTTTTCTATCACTTAATGAGGAGAGATGAACTATGCCAGTTCAAAAGAAAAAGAGCAGCCTAGCCGCAAGACTGGGCGACAAAGCATGTAAAGCGTTCGAAGAAGTCAAAGACCAAGAGCCAGAATTCGACACTCAGGCAGGATTACCTGGTGGTATCGAGGGTGGAATAGCCCGTCTAGTTGAATGCAAATTCACTCAGATAGCCGCTGGTAAGCAGAATGCCGGCAAGGATATGTTCTATGCTGCCGGTGTCATAGTGAGTCCTGCAGAAGTCAACGGCGTAAACATAGAGGGTCTGCGCACTCAAATCAGTGAACCCCTCTATGACACACCCACTCGTTCTCGCAAGACTGTAGACGATCACCTTGAGTGGGTGATGAATGAGATGAAAAAGCTGGGTCTTGACATGTCTGAGATGACCCTCGACGACCTGGAGGGTGCCGCTGAAACTCTCAAGGAAGAGAAGCCCTACTTCCGCTTCCGCACCTGGTCTGGAACTAAGCAGGAGATCACCAAGAAAGGCAACAAGTTTTTCGTCGGTGTAGTCGGCCCATATGCGACCGAGGCTGCTGCTAAAGCGGCCAATCCCTATGCTGGAACCGAACCCCGCGTACAGCACACGTGGAACGGTACTTGCGAGTACCAAGAGGATGAGGAAGCCACCGATGATGGAATGGTGGACGAGTCTCCCACTGTTAAACCCTCGAAGGCGACCAAGTCAACAAAAGCAGTCGGCAAGGTCGTGGAGGAAGAAGAGACTGCTGAGGAGGATTTGGCTGAGTTGGCTGCTGCTGCCGATGGTGGAGACACAGAAGCGGCAGAACGCTTATTTGAACTAGCAACAGAGGCTGGCATTGACGAGGAGACGATCAATTCCACTGAGGAGTGGTCAGCTATCGTCGATATGATGCAGTCCTCTGATGAAGAAACAGAAGAAACAGAAGAGGAAGAAGAGTCTGACGAGGAAGATACCGAAGAGGAAACTGAAGAGGAAGAGGAGGAATGGAAGCCAGAGAAGGAAGAGGTGTACGCCTACAAGGCTCCCGGGATGAGGAAGGCAATAGACTGCGAGGTGACTGCCGTCTTCGAGAACAAGGAGACAGTCAACCTCAAGAATCTGAACGACAACAAGGTGTATAAGTCTGTACCTTGGGATAAGTTGATCAAATAGCGATCTTGTGTTGGTGACTGCTGCCCTAGTGACTGCTGCCCTAGTGACCTCTTGTCCTAGGGCAGTATGTTATTTTTTAGACAAATTATAATGGAGGATAATATCATGCCAGGCATTCGTGAGTCCCGTAAGAAACTACAGCGGTCTATAATCTATATCGCTCAATGCGGTGATTCCTCTGCCGCTCTACGTGAACTAAAAGTTCTCAAACTGACCATCGATAGTCAGATTGAACTGCTGAGCAAGAAGACGGTCACCACTGAGGAGGATGATTATGCCACCGACACCAGAGAGGATAAAGAAGAAGCAGTTGTTGATGAAGAAAATCATCAAGAGTGTCAAAGCAATTCAGGCTCGGAAGCAAGTGTCTCACAAGCAGCCCGTCAAGGCTTTGAAACTATCTTCGAAGAAGGGGGCTGCGCTCACAGGAGAGGTGTGTAAGGCTTGCGGAGGTACTGGAATAGCCAGCGACGGCAGCAACTGTTTCCCCTGTGCTAGAAGAAAGTACAGTGAGTAAGGTTTTATTATGTATACCATCCATAAATATGAAGTACAAGTAAAAGATGAAGTGTTTATTTCTATGCCAGAAGGAGCAGAAATTTTACATGTTGATTCACAGTTACCAGGGCGTATTTGCTTTTGGGCCAAAGTAAAAGTTACTCCGGTTATTGAGCCAGGTAAATGTGAATACGCTCCAGTTTATTATAAATTGGTAAATCGTAAATTTGTAATTTGTGGAACTGGTCAGCCCCTTCCAATGCCACTTACTTATATTGGAACAGTAATGGATGCTCCTTTTGTTTGGCATGTGTTTGAAAAAGAAAATTGAGTGTGTAAATGCCAAAGATTGTAAAGCATTGTATTCTATCTCTCGATACTGAAACTACAGGATTGGATTTACGTCATGGGGCTAGGCCATACCTAGTTACTTTTTGTGATGAAGAGGGAGTAAATACCTGGTGGGAGTGGGATGTTGATCCCCTCTCACGTCGTGTGCGATTTTCTAGCAGGGACTTAGTCAAGATTCAAATGCTGATTGACTCGGCTTCTGAGCTTATACTACAGAACCCCAAATTTGACTACCTGGCTTTACGTCTGTTATTCCAAGATGCCAAGATGAAACTACGCTGGGACTGGAGTAAGGTGAAGGATACATTGCTAGCTGGGCACCTACTAGCTAGCAACCATCCCCACGATCTAACCAGCATGGCTATGGAGTACCTTAGTGCCGACGTACAATTGTATGAAGACGTCATGGAGGTAGCAGTTAAGGAGGCAAAGCGAGCAGCCCCCAAGGATTGGAGGTTGGCTAAACGGGGATTACCGGAAATGCCTAGTGCCAAGGATTCAGTTTGGAAATTCGATGCTTGGCTACCCAGAGCATTGGCTAGAGAACTAAAACTACCAGAAGATCATCCCTGGAGAACTGTTACAGCTGACTATGCTAATAGCGATAGTGCTACTACACTGGCTCTTTGGAAAGTACAGAAGAGGTTAATCGCTGAAAGAAAGTTGAAGAAGATCTACGCCCTACGCTTGAAGTTACTGCCTGCTATTGAGAAAGTAGAATGGCGAGGGATGACAGTAAGCAAGGCTAGATTCGATGAACTGTACGCTCGGCTTAATGAGGAGGCTGCTGAGTTCCATGATAAGTGTATGGCTTTAGCAGACCATGAGATAGACTCTCTTCCCGTCAACGGGTGTAGCAACGCTCTAAAGCACGTATTGTTTGAGAGGTTCAAATTAAAGTCACCAAAGAAGACCCCAAAGGGGCATCCCTCTACTGACAAGTTCGTACTTGATCATTGGCTGGCCACTTTGCCAGAGCGGTCTAAGGCACTTCTGTTCGTGAGGAGTCTGCGCGGATACAGACGGCGTAAGACAGCCATCGGGTTCCTTGAGAGCTACAAGACGTATTGGATACCCACTAGTAATCCAGACATCATGGTCATCTACAGCTCGCTCAACCCCACGGGCACGGACACTCTGCGGTTCAGCAGCGAACGACCCAACGAGCAGCAGATCAGCAAGCAGACGGACGTGAACCTTCGCTACATATTCGGCCCTGCCCTTGGCAGAGAGTGGTACAGTATGGATGCCAGCAACATCGAGCTCCGTATTCCTGCCTATGAGGCAGGAGAGAAGTCGATGGTAGAGCTATTCGAGCATCCTGATAGGCCACCCTACTATGGCAGCAATCACCTGTTGTTCTTCGACATACTCCACCCGGACTTGTTTGCCAAGCACGGCAAGGACGTGAAGAAAGAGTACGCCAGCACTTGGTATGGTTGGACGAAGAACGGTGACTTCGCCATACAATATGGGGCAGTGGCGGAGAGCGGCACGGCTGACAGAGCCTACCACGTGCTTGGCGCTCAAGCTAGAATAGAGAGCCATCTGGCTGAGATAAAAAAACTTAGCCAACAGATGATCAAACGAGCGGAGTCATCTGGTGGTGTGGAGACGATACCTGACAAGACCGTCGATCCAGAGCGAGGTTATCCCCTGTTATGCACGCGCAGTCGTTGGGGTGGGATCACCCCTACTGTGCCGTTAAGCTACCACGTACAGGGTACCGCCATGTGGTGGATGAGCAAGGCCATGATCCGCTGTCAAGAGTATCTGGATAGATATAATGCAACTCATCCTTCATGTGACCATATTTATATGATAGCTCAGATACATGATGAGCTGTTGTTTGACTTCCCTGTCGACGCCAATCGTGATGTCGTACTGAAGTTAAAACGGCTTATGGAGCAGGGCGGCCATGACATTGGAGTACCCACGCCCGTGAACGTGGAGTATCATCCAGCATGCTGGGCAGAGGGAGAGACGGTGTGAGAGTTTATTCGACGACCCTTAGCTTTAAGATGCCTCGTTTAAGGCCCCTAGCGCGTCGCCTAGGGCGTCCCCGGGCAGGCAGGGAGGATTATCTATATACTTGTTTGCTAGACACGCTTAGAAGGACGTTCTCATGTTAAATAAAAACCCCCTGCTAAAAACAGGGGGTTCAATGACTGTTCATCGCACGGTAGGATCAATCAACCTTCATGCCTTTGGCAGTCAAATAGTAAGATAGCCCACGGACACCCTCGATTACCGCGGTCTTCACCAGGCCGTTTTTGACGAGGGGGGATGTCCGGTATCCGAGGACGTACACGTCATACTCGGTGAACTCTAGCATCTTGGCTAGATCGCTGCCAGAGATGGCAGTTCCAGGGCCGTCGGCACCCTTTTTTTGCAGGCACGAGAGGAACTTTACCCGACGCTCGGAGACGGGCATGTCGGCCATGCGACGATCCTTACCCTCGGTCACTGCCGGTTTTTTCTCCTTCAGGGTCTTGACCGGCTTGGTGGTCTTGCTCATCTTTTTGGAGATTTTTTTGACGGCCTTTTTGGAGGTCTTCTTGGCGGCGGCGGAAGTCTTTACAGTACTCATTTTGCGCTCCTTAAAATTGGCCCGTTCCGGACGGGTTCCGGTCGGTCAAGCATTCAACCAACTAAGACCATCTTACCATGGTCTGCCTCGTATGTACATATGATTCAGCCAAGTATATTTATAACAGTATATAACCCTTTACCCTATAATAACTTAAGGAGACTAAGATTGTGGATAATTGTGTCCAGATGGTCGCAGAATTTCATGAAAAATACGGCTTTCCCAGGGGTAACCTGCTGGTCGCCGACAAAAACTTGTCTGCACTAGCCGATCAACTTATAAAGAATGCGGCGGAGATGAGCCAAGATACGGATGCGGCAGTCAGGGCGCATCTGATCGTGGAGGAGGTGTCTGAACTGATGACAGCGTTGACCGACGGAGATGAAGTTACTCTGCTCGACGCGTTGGTCGATCTACTCTACGTGACAGTTGGGACTGCGGTCACGTACGGTCTGCCTCTGGCGGAAGGTTTCAACGAGGTGCACAGAAGCAACATGACAAAGTCTGTCGAGCAGTCTCGCCCTGGGCACCCTGGCAAAGGGGACGGCTACTCGCCTCCAAACCTATCCTCACTGCTGAGGGGGAGGCTATACGATGAACAGCTTTGAGACCACCCACGAGGCCTACGCTGCCGCTCTGTCGACGTCGCTCGACTCGCCAGACTTCACCTGCTCGCCGAGGGGTCAACTGTGCCATGAGCTGATGAACTGGCTGTTCGTCGTCGAGCGACCGTCGGCCAGCTCAATCGTGACCGCCTCATCGCGCAGGAATGAGACGATGGCCGCCTATCTCGCAGCCGAAAAAAAATTGTATCTATCCGGTGAGCTGAGAGCGTCGGTCTGGGCGTCTCATGCGTCTAAGTTCTGGGGTAATCTCGCCAACCCTGACGGGACGATCAACTCAAACTATGGTTGGCTGACGTTATATAATCGCAGTCTACCTCAGGGGAAGACCCCCTGGGAGTGGGCTCGTGACTCGTTGCTGTCAGATTCAGACAGTCGCCAGGCGTACGTGAGAGTGTCTCTGCCGGTGCATCAGTGGGATAAGAATAAAGATCAGGTGTGCACCATGCACGTGATGTTTATGCTGCGAGAGGGTAGACTTCATGAGACGGTCGTGATGCGGTCTAACGACGTCGTCCGCGGACTGGCATATGACATGCCGTGGTGGTGCCTGTTTCTAGAGAAGATGGTCGATGAGTTGAGACAGCATGGGCTTGTCTGTGACGTTGGAACCTACTCACATCTGGCGCACAGTCTGCACTTATACGACAGAGACGTTGACGTGGCAGAGAAGATGCTCGGAAGGAGACAAGATGACTGACGTTGAGCTGAGACTGTTGGACTATCTGTCCTCCTACGCCCAGAGGCGGGCGGTCTGGAGGGACCTCAGGTTGGACGCTAAGCTGAGGGTCTTTTGCGACCTTGCCGTCAGACTGTCGACGCTGTCGACGTGCAAGAGACTGTCAGTCGGGTGCGTCATCCTGCCGTTAGATTTGTCGAGCGTGTCGGCGATCGGTTACAACGGGGTGCCTGCCGGTGAGGACAACTCCTCCTGTGACGGCGAGGAGGGTCGATGTCCGTGCATCCACGCCGAGGCCAACGCCTTGGTGAAGCTCAGGGACAGGCGAGACTGCCTGCTGCTGACCACCGTCTCTCCCTGCCTGCACTGTGCCGGGCTGATCGTGAACTCTGGCGTCGTCAGGGCCGTCGGCTACCTGAGCGAGTACCGCGACCTGTCTGGCCTGACCAGGCTTCAGGCGGCCAAGATCGTGACGGTGCAGCTGTGAGGGTCATCGTCGTGGGAGAGAGGATGAACCGGACGACGTGGAGACCTCGCGGCTGGCCGACCGTCATGAGGCAAGACAGGTACTGGGAGCTGATGCTCCGTCTTGGGGCGTTCAGAGACGGACAGTCCAGGGTAAAGTTAGCCTCTCTGGGGCTGGGCGACTGCGACGCCGTCAACCTGCTGCCCCCAGACCCGCAGGGTGTCCCGTGGGAGGCGGAGAGGGCAGAGGAGGTGGCGTCCGTCTGGCTGGACCACCTTCGCGAGTACGACGGGTGCCTCTTGGCCGGGGCCAGAGTTGCGGCGGCGGTCGGGCTGCGGGGCAGGATGACGGACCTTCTCGGCAGGAGATCTTCCGTCTTCGGGGTGAGAGTCGTCGTGATCCCGCACCCGTCTGGTCTGAACAGATTCTGGAACAGCTCGATCGCCGTCGAGTCGCTCAAGGAAAAATTATCTTCAATCTTAAAATAGTCAAGGAGGTATCTCATCGTGCCTAAGTTGCCAATTAAGAGACGGCCCACCGCCGTCGGGTGTTACATATTCGCCGGCGGGTTTACCGTGGGAGTGAGGCAGGCAGGGTTTGACGTACTCTGCCACTTGGAGGGAGACGGGGGCTACGGCGTGCCGACGTTCAAGAAAAATTTCCCTGACATCAACGCGTATTTTGGTCCGTCAAAGTGGCCGGACGAATTGCTGAAACAATTACCGACGATCGACTTTGTCTACGGTAACCCTCCGTGCGCTGCTTGGTCCAATAACAATTTTAACAGTCACTCTGTCGAGGCGTGGAAAGACGACCCGCGAGTAGACTGCACCAGACAGCACTTTGGTCTACTGTCAAAGATACGCCCGACAGTCTGGGCGTGGGAAAGCGTCACGCAGACTCCAGTGAAGGGTGCTGAGCTGGTGAAAAAGTTGACCGCCTTGGCGTTGAAGATGGGATACGCGGTGACTCAAGTATTTCATGACGCAAGGTACCTAGGCGTCCCTCAAAGAAGAAAGAGGTGGTTCATGGTGTGCCACCGCGTCGAGTTAGACTTTTCGACCGGGCTGTGTGAAGAAATCTCTGCCGTCGACCGTCTGTCAACTGTCTCACCGGTCGGCCCGCCCGCGTACGACTCGATGAGCAATAAAGCGACGTTTGACTCAGTACTTCATGGTATACCCGCCGGTAAGAGACTGCGTAACTACTGGCAGGAGGTGATCTGTCCTCCAGATAGACAGACCATAAAGCCGAATGGGCACGTCTTAGGAAGACCCGGGTTCGGTCATATAAGATTGCCAGATCATGGACCAGCCACGGCCACGGTCGGTTACTCTATGGTACACCCGACGGAGCACAGATTCTTGTCGGTCAACGAAGTGGCCATGTTAGCCGGGTATCCGAATGAGTATCAATTTTTAGGGGGTAAGTCTGGAGCAGCTCAACTAGACTTGATCGCCCGAGGTGTGTGCCCACCGGTAGGTAAGTGGTTGGCAGACATAGTGACAGCTGGGCTCATAAAGTCAATCCCAGCTGAGGTGAAGACTACAACAATAAATTTAACAGAAAAGTTCCACGGTGAGCCGATGACAAAAAAATCAGCAGAGTCTGTAAAAAAAATTCCGGCTATCAAGACGACCGGGTCAAAGAATAGTCTGCAGGGCCGGCTAGGAGTGCCCGGGTCAAAACCCCAAGACTTGAACCGTAAATATGACGTCACTCAACTCAAAGAGACTACGCACGGTAAGCGGGTCAACCGTGACTATGCAGCACACTTCTTTCGCTGGGGATGGGCGTCTCGGTTTGTAAAGGGGGGTAAGACGAGAGTGCTAGACGTGGGGTGCGGACAAGACCTGCCTTTGATCAAGATCTTAACCGCCTCACTGTCTACTGTACCGATAAGTTACGTCGGAGTAGACCTCAACAAGATAGAAAAAAAGACGGGCATCAGCTGGGTCAAGGCGATCGTCGACAATTTTGACTTTGTCGACGATGGGTACAAATACGTAAAAAAACAGTATGGACAGTTTGATCTTATAACCTGTTTTGAGGTGATAGAGCACATGCATTCAGCAGACGGGCGACGTCTGTTGGCAGGCTTAAGACAGTGTCTCACCGCCGACGGTAAGATCCTCTTGTCTACTCCTGTGTATAATGGTAGAAAGATGGCCGCCAATCATATCCATGAGTGGACGATACCGGAGTTGACGCAAGCTGTCAAAGCGGCAAGATTGACTGTGACAGACAGGTTTGGGACATTCGCGAACTGGAATGACGTGCGAAGAGTGTGCACTGAGACAGAAAAAGATCTGCTGTCAGAGGTAGGAAGATTTTATGGGGGAGACGTCTTAGCCTGTTTCTTAGCCCCCAAATATCCGGATGCCAGCAGAAATAATGCCTGGGTGTTACAGAGGAGATCTCAATGACCCACGAAGAGTATGCGATTCACGTTCAAAAGTTTACCTCTGAGATGCAGCGAATAACCGCCGCTAAAAATAAGGACTATTCTGCAGGTACTGCAGATGCGATGTATGATTATTACTCTACTGCGGAGAGGGCAGGGATAACTCCCGTGCAGTCTTGGTTCGTCTTGATGATGAAGCACGTTCACGCAGTAGAACGCTATGTAAAGACTGGTGATTTGAGCTCAGAGACTATCGACTCACGACTGCTAGACTTAGCTAACTATGCCATGCTGGGTGCCGCCTTGATAAAAGACCTACTTCATGGTGAGGATGACTGTAATGCCAAAGGTTGAAAACGACGTTCCTGAGAGATTAAAGCCTTACATATTTCATGGGGTGAACCTCACTTGGACAGACAAGGTAGCTACTGGTGATTGTCCCTGGTGTGGCAGGGAAGGCAAATTTTCTGCCGATGTTGAGACAGGGATGTGGAAATGTTTCGTCTGCGGAGAGGGTAGTGATAAGGGTGGGGGCAATGTCTACACTTTCTTACAGTTGCTCTGGAAGATGGCAGATAAAGATACCACTGACTACTCTGAGCTGGCGGCAGATCGTAAGCTATTGCCTGATACTCTAGTTCAATGGGAGTTGGTTGTCTCACCCTTAACCGGCGATTGGCTCATACCTGGTTATAACGCCAAGAGAAAACTCTGTCAGTTGTACAGACGAGTGGTAGGTGAACAGCGTAGTTTACTCATGCCTACCTCTGGATTGAGTCACCAGCTGTTTGGTGTACCCTTATTAAACAACGACAATTCAACTATCTACGTGTGTGAGGGTTTGTGGGACGGGATGGCCCTCTGGGAGGCGATGGGCCAGTGCAAGTATTCCGGTGATGAAGGTTTGTCTGCTACTTCTAATCCTTCATACAGTTTATTGTCTGAGTCGAGCGTCTTGGCTGCGCCCAGCTGTAGCGCTTTCTCCGAATCTTGGCTGCCGTTGTTCAAAGATAAGACGGTGGTGTTGATGTACGATAACGATCACCCCAGGACAAATCCCAAGACGGGAAAGGTTATCGCTCCGGCCGGATGGGCGGGCATGCGGCGGGCGGCAGGAATACTGGCAGGTACGGCCAAGGAGATACGAATACTACGTTGGGGGGGTAGCGAGAGCTATAGCCCTAATTTAGCCCCTGGCTACGATCTACGCGACGCCTTAACTACTGGGCCTGATAGCCTACCCGACCGTCTGGCGCAATTGCTGGCGACGCTAGGCCCCTTACCGGACGAATGGCGAATTAAGCCTAAGCCTAGGCACGCTGCGCACCCTAAATCAGAGGGTATGGAATGTACCCCCTGCAAGAGTTATAAGAAGCTCACTACCGCCTGGCGAAAAGCCCTGCTGTGGAACGATGGACTGGATCGAGCCTTGGCCTGCATGCTTGCCTCTATCGCCTCCACTCAGATGCTGGGGGATCAACTCTGGCTGAAGGTACTGGGGCCGGCGGCCTGCGGTAAGAGTACGCTGTGTGAGGCCATCTCTGTCAACAAGGATTATGTGCTGGCCAAGAGCACGATACGTGGTTTCCACAGTGGCTTCAAGGAACAGGGTGGAGGCAAGGAAGAGGACAACTCTCTGTTGAGCTTGTTGCCAGGCAAGACTCTGGTGACCAAGGATGGAGACACGCTGCTACAGAGTCCCAACCTACCACAGATTCTCAGCGAGGGTAGGGACGTGTATGACGGCGTCTCTCGGACTCACTATCGCAATACCATGAGCAAGGACTATGACGGTCTGCGGATCACCTGGATACTCTGTGGCACCAGCTCTTTACGGCAGATTGACTCTAGCGAATTAGGTGAGAGATTTCTGGACTGTGTCATCATGGAGGGTATAGACGATGACATGGAGGACGAGATACTGGAGAGAGTGGTGCATCGGGCAGCCAGAGACGTGGCTCTTGAATCTGACGGTGAGGCGAGTAAACACTATCCCCCAGAGATGGCTAGTGCCATGCAATTAACGGGAGGATACGTCACCTGGTTGAGGGAAAACGCTGTAGAGAAACTGGCAGTGATAGATTATCCATCGACGGTGCGCAGACAGTTGACCAGATTTGGCAAGTTTGCCGCTCATATGCGGGCTAGACCTAGTTTAAGGCAAGAGGAGGTCGCCGAGCGAGAGTTTGCCACACGACTGGTGTCACAGTTGACTAGGTTAGCAGGATGTCTAGCTCTGGTGCTTAATAAGTCTTCCGTGGATGGGGAGGTCATGCGGCGGGTAAGACAGGTGGTGATGGATACCAGTCGTGGGCGTACTCTATCTATCACAACGTATTTGTATCAAGCAGATAAAGAAATTGGCTTGGAGTCCAAGACTCTATCAGTGTTGGTAGGTCAGACTGAAGACAAGATTCGTTCATTGTTACGATTCTTACGCGCTATTCATGTAGTAGAACTACACTACCCAATAAATGAAAAGGGAGTCAAGGGTAGAATGCACTGGCGGTTGACTAATCGTATGCACCGCTTATATACCGATGCGCACAGGATTTTTATTGATGAATAACTTGTCCTGGACGCTCCTAGACAGCAACGCTGGATAAATTCAACGAGTCAATGAGTGACGATTGTTACTACCCTAACTGCGATAGCCTGAGGGCAGTGTGTGCGGAGACAACCTGCTGTCAGGCGGCGGACGAAATCGAGCGGTTGCGGGCAAGAACAAAACAGCTAGAGGCCATTCTCAAAGGCAGCGAAGAAGATTACGCATATCTTTTTGACGATGACGAGGAGGAGTGATGGAAGATATTAAGTGTTCTTTTTGTGGAGAAGATGGGTTTGATTTAGTGGGGTTGAAGCTCCACCTAATCAGATATTATGATGCCTATACTAACTTGAACATTCATGGGCATGGAATCATTGTAAGCATGTCAAGAGAAGCCGCAGAAGCGGCGAGAAAGGAAAGAGAGTGATGGCTGACATCGACCACAAGTTCACCAACGACATCGTGTGCCCATACTGTGGCCACGTTCACCGAGATTCATGGGAATGAGGCGACGGAGAAGAAGGCGACTGGGAAGATGAGGAATGCGAATCTTGCGAGAAGAAGTTTAACTGGTCGCGGCACGTGAAGATATCGTATTCGACAAGTTTACCGGAAGATAAAACCAATAACGAAGGAGAGTGATTGATGTTATTCGATGAAGATTATTTTAAGCGTATAGATGAACGCCGTAACAAAAAGATAGATGAATTTCACAAATTGCTCATTGATGCATGCCGTATTGTTCCCGTGGTTGGAGATACGGTTATCGTCGCTGCTGGACTGCTGGGGATGGGGTTTGACTGGGAACGAAAAGAAGCAGTTGTTTTGGCTGTTGGTGGGAACAGTTACAAGCTTCAATTTGTTAATGAAAAGGACATTATTACTCAAAAGCCAAAGGTCATGTGGATACACCCAGCGTTGGTGACGGATGTGATCCGGGATAATGTTAAATTGAAACCAATAACGAAGGAGAAGTGAAATGGTTGAGAAAACCGAAGAAGGCTGGGGTAAGTCACCAGCTTCTCGCAAGTGGCATTACTTCAGAAACCGCACGTCTCTGTGTGGAAAGGTTGGATTTTATTTTGGTGCAGTTGAACAGGGGAGCGACAACAGCCCGGATAATTGTGCGAAATGTTGTAAAGAACTAGCTAAAGAAAAAGGAGACATAAAATGAAAACGCGAAGAGTAATCAGGAAATTCACGGTAAAAGATGGCGCATTCGAATGCGCAGGATGCAAGTACTGGAATATGGGTAGAGTTGGCGCTAATATGCCAGAAGGCACAGAGGTTGAAGTCGCCGTCTATGAAGAAGTCGAGCCCAAACGCACGCTGGTCGTGCCGGAGGGAGTGGAATTCATTGAAGATGAGGGGCCCGGCCGATTGCGGGGAGCATTTATTGTTTGCAGCAAAAAAACAATAGGGTGGTTTACTCGGGTGCAATCACCGAATAATGCTCTCTTGTGGAACGATACTGGACTCACCTCACGTGTAATGGCAAAACTAGAGGAGGATATCGAGCAAGCTGCCTACAGAGAACTAGCCAATCTTGGCTGGCATCGTTTCGGCTGGAAAACCGAGGAGCCGGATTGGTCGAGGTATGAAAGTTTCACGGTGTTCGCTTCTGGTTATGTCACGCAAGAGTTTCCGAAATATCAACAAGCAATACACGAAGGTAAATGCTTCTTCAGACGTTACAACAGTGTCAGAGCAGTTTTCGTCCACGGCTGGACTGCCGACGGGCAGGTTGATCTGCTGGAGACGTTGACAAAGAAAAGCGAGGAGAGTGATGGCGTGTCCGTTACAAACAGACAATAAGCAATGCTCCAATTGCGGCAACTACTGGTACGATTCTTTTTATGACAAGGAACATTGTACCATCGACGGCATGTGCCCTTGTGAATATCAGGCCGACGGCGTTGATTGTAATGACTGGATATGCCAATACGAAAAATGGTTGACCAGTGCCGATGAGAGATCGCGCATGTTGACCAAGCAAGTGCAAGAGCTAAAGGCTTTATACGAAGCAGAAAAGCTGTTGCGAAAAGCAGCGGAAAGCGAGGTGAAGGATGGCCTGTAAATGTATTGAAAAAATCAACGCTGAACTAAAGCGAGCCAAAACGAACACAGAACTAGAAGTACCAATTTGCCTGAATCTAATCGCAGGAAAAATATCGGCGTCTACCTGCGTAGTTGCCACCGTCAAAATTGATTCGCACATAAGGGGAAAGGCTAAAACTGTATTTGCTACCTGTTGCCCATTTTGTGGAAAACGCTATGAACGGCAAAAGAGAAAAACAAAGCAACGAACGACTCGATGTTTGAAGAAGAAGAAATTCAATTGTCCTTTAATATAATTATTATACTAATATATAATAATATAAATAGACCCCTCCGGTAGTGCATTATAATAAGTTAGATTTAGAAGTAAATAGGGTAAATAAAAATTATTTTTATCTAGCTTAAAGGGGGTGGCCGGGGTTATAATTCCCTATAGGGGTTATAATGCTGGTTAGTGCTACGTCAGTATTTTTCAAGGAGAGACATCATGAGTGGGTTCTGTAAGTGTGTGGTTATCTTGTTGGGTTGCATCGCCTTGGCCGGCTGTATATTCACGGCCAGCTTGGTGGCTTTGCAGAGAGAGGTTCACAGGCAGGAAATTGAACAGAGGCAGCAACTGTATGATTATGAGTTGGGTCTTATGTTGAATGCTGCCGGTGAACTGGATAAGGCCAATAAGTATTGGGAGGAGTGGAAGAAGATAAACGTCATAGATTCACGGACTGGCGAATTGAAAGATGACTTGGATTCCTACACGCTGATGACAATAGATAGAGTGGAGAGAATCAAAGCTCAAAACGAGGAGGAGATAGTTGATTGGAGAAGGAAGTTGGACAGGATGGAGCAGGAACTTATTGCTGATAAAACTAGTGAAACTAACTAAAAGGTGAAATTATGATCGACTTCAATAAACTTAACCTCGGTGATGATCACCAGATAAGTAAAAAGCAAGAGATTCAAAATCTACTAGACTCTCTAGGGCTTACAGTTGCAGACACTCCAGAGGCTAGAAGAGAGCAAGAGAGATTCCAGATGCATGAAAACATTTCGTGCTCAATAATGATGGTAGGACTTATTGTTATATTTGCGATTGGCCTATTTTGTGAGATGCTCTCACTTTGTGGGCTAGTATCAGATACACCTATGGTGATATCGGTAATTACTGGAAGTGTTATCTTTGCTGTAGGTGCTATGTGGTGTAGTATAACTGTTGGTGGAGGTGTTAGTGATTGGTAACAATTGAAACAAGTTATTAACGGGAGATAAAGTAATGGTAGATTTCAATAGATTGAAAACTGAAGGTGGTTGTAAACTAAGTAAGAAACAAGAGATTCAAAATATGTTTGATTCTTTAGGCTTTACCGTTCCTGATACCCTAGAGGGTAAAAGAAGACAAAAAATAATGAGGAAGCATCAGGATGTTTTATGTTCAATGCAATTCCGGCCCGCTGCTTTTTATTAACGAGAGGAAAAGATGATGGACGTAACGAATGGTCGAATTTACGATGCCAGCGAAGTTCAAAAAATGTTTGCGAACGTGACGGGAGACCACTTAAAGAAGTTGCGGAAAAGACTTGTACCCATGCACATTCCGCCCACCGCAACACAAATGCAGTGGAAGCCACCGCGGGTCGGTCGCAATGATGACTGTCCTTGCGGCAGCGGGAAGAAGTTCAAGCATTGCTGCTTGCGAGATAAGCACGACGAAAGGTTCAAGCAGTAAAACAAACACCTGTTACTTTAATTTTTAACTTACGAAATGAGGAATGAAATGAGACAATTAACGAGTCATAAGGTTAATGGGCTGAACGAAGCTCTGCAAATCGAGGTAGTGGATGAGCCAGGGCAAGGCAATGCTTGCCATGTATACCGTATTGTTTATGACCCAGATAATAATGGGTATTTGCGAACATGCGTGGTTGAGTTTCAAAACGGCCCCATCCAAGAGGCAGGCATTAACGGGATCAGCAATGAGGCCTTGTTGGCTATCGTGGAGGATCGATTGTCAGGTTTCCAGTCTGGTCAGTATGCTTGCCAAGAGAACGCTTTGGCTTTGACCAAAATCCAGGAAGCGATGATGTGGCTGCAAAAGCGGACGCGGGATCGGATGTTGCGTGGAGTTGAGGGCACAAATAAACAGTAAGGTGAAACAAGCGGCGGCGGCTTAGGCCGGTAAGCCTGTGAGAGGCACCTGACTCAAAATCAGTAATCCGCCTGGAAGTTTATATTTTTCCGGCCCGCCGCTTTTAACCAACGAAAGAAAAAGATCATGTGTGATGCTTGCGAAAATTTTATTGAGGCATTGAATAACGAGCGAGACGGTGATTCTATGGTGGTGCCGACCGCACGGTCTGACACTGGAGTTGCGGCGAGCGGGTGAGATGCCCGTATAGCGTCCCCGTAGTTTAATTGGAAAAACGATGCCATTTCATGAATGGGTCCATCATTGCAGGTCCGAATCCTGCCGGGGAAAGTTTTATTGACGACGGAAGAATCACCGCTTGTTTAACAGCCCATGCGGCTAAGGAGGTGTGCCATGTAAACGCAACGCAAAGTCAGATGAACGACAGATAATCAATGTCTTAGGGAAAATGTGTTTATTTTTATTATTTTTGTGGAGAAATTTAATCATGTCAGAAAAAATCCGCTGTCTTGAGCTCGCGCTCTCTTTCTATGAGCACCACCATGACAGCAAAACCACTCCAAATGAGGTTGTTCTTGCTGCAATAGTTTTTGAAGAATTCATTGGTAATGATTCTTCTAAACCATGCGATGCTCTGGAATAGTCTGATGCGAGCGACAGACCCCGCCCAGATAGCCGGTCGGGGAAGTTTGAAAGGAAAAGATAATGAAAGACGATTCATTTCCCATCTCGTTGATGATTTCCCAAATACTTCTTTAGATAGTTGTAATGTGGGTAATTTTTAGGTGAATACACAATAGGAGAAACCATGACCGAAAAACGAACTGATGGGCTAAATGTATGATTCATCAACTATAATCTCACGGTGTAATAAATAGTCTTGGAAGGTTAATGGAAGATAATGAAGAGAAAGCAGTCAAAGAGTGATGCTTTGACGACAAGACAGGAACGATTTGTCGTTGAATATGCGACGATTGGCAACGGAAGACAGGCTGCCATCAATGCTGGCTACAGTGAGAAGATAGCAGCTGTGATGAGCTGTCGGTTGTTGAAGAATTCATTAGTGGTTGCTGCCCTTACTAAGATCAAAAAGAAGGATGAGAGGAAGCTGGAAATAACCAGAGAGACAGTCTTGATGGAGTTGGCTAAGGGGCTGTTCCGTGACCCTATTGGAATGGAGAATTCAGAGGGATTCGTAGTGACAAGTCTGCGTGATATTCCTCCTGAATTAAGGTCTATAATAGATGGCTTTGAGGTGACTCAACAGTTGGATGAGGATGGCACTCCTTATAGCCAAAAGATAAAGGTGAAACTGGTTCCCAAGGCTAGCGTCATAGACATGGGAATGAAGCACCTGGGGGCCTACGCGGCGGAGAAGAGCGTGACAAAGGTTAGCTTGGACTGGGATTCTATGCACGATAGATCGCCTATAATAGACCCAGCGGAAACTGAAATCAAAAAGATAGAAGGAGTGTAGACAATGACTGATAAAGAGAGTTCTGTTGTTGTTCATCAGATCATAGGAGTACGCAATCTGTCACCAGACAAAACTT